TTTAATTATTGAAAATAAACAAGCAAGTGGAGACACAATTTTTGATACAGCCGCAACACAAAGAATGCGTATTGATAGTGGAGGAAGTGTTATAATTGGTGATGGTGTTACAAGTGGAACACCAGTCGCTGATTATCGTTCTTTAGAAATAGGTAGGCAAGGAAATACTATTACAGGTGCACCTTGGAAATCAAATTTATATTTAACCTGTAATGGAACTGTAACTGCAGGTAGTACTGCTTTTACTTATAGGTACGCAAATGAAGCTCCTGCCCGAATGGATTTAGAAGATGGTAATGTTACCTTTTATAATGCAGCCGCAGGAACAGTAGGAGACACTATTTCTTGGAATCAAAGAATGATTGTCAACAGCTCAGGTAATGTAGGAATTGGAGTTACTTCACCTTCGGGTAAGTTAGAGGTAGCTGGTGGAAGTACTTTAGGGTTAAGATTAAGTAATGTAGGAGATCAAAGTGCTTATGATCAAGTTAGGTTTACATATAGTGGATATAATTCGGGTGCACCAACATGTACAATTATGCCATTAACAACACCAGGTAGTGGTAATGTATATACAACATTTAAATTTTCAAACACAAATGGTATAAATGCAACATCTAATAATAATGCAAATGTAGAAATAGATGGAACATTACAAGTAGGAGCAGCAAAGGGGTCAGGAGAGACTACTTTAATCTTGAGAAACTATGATGGTGATTTAACAGATGCACAAGAAATCCAAAACTCTATTAGAATGACTGGTAGATATTGGTCTGGTGCAAATTCACAATTAATAGAAACAAGAATAAACTCTGTTCATCAAATAGCTAATGGTAATGGTGGTTCTGCAATGACATTTATGACTCAAACAGGAGGGGATGGTCCTAGAGAGGTTGCAAGATTTACAAGAGAGGGAAACATGGGATTAAATGTTACATCTCCAAGTGCCCAAATGGAAATGGCTAGAAGCAATCCAGGTGTACAATTATCCCTTTTAGATTCAGACACCACAACGGGAGCTGGACCTTACCTTAGAATAATGAAAGCTTATAGTATTGATACGGCAGATAGAAAAGCTGGTATTGTGTTAGGTTCAAATGCAGGAAACTTTGGACAAACCATGAGAATTGAAACCAGAGCTCCTGGCGCATATTGGGGAGACATGGAAATGAGATTTATATATAATGGTGGTGGTAATAATGCTACTATAACAAAAAATATAATGACATTAAAACAAAGTGGAAATGTCGGAATTAATCAGTCTAGTCCTACAAGAACACTTCATGTTGAAGGCGAAGGAAGTGGCACAACAGATGTGCTTTATGTAGTTCATGGTAATGGAAGTCATACAGGTGATGGAATAACTGTATTGTCTGCCAATACAGGAAAACCTTTTTATATAGATGGATCAGTTGGTAGTGGTTTTGCAGAAATAACTACAGCTTATAATGCCAACCCTAATTTTAGAATATCAGGTGATGTAGTTGCTTATGCTACATCAGACAAAAGATTTAAGGATAACTTAAAAGTTATTGAAAACCCTATAGATAAAGTTCAACAATTGAATGGTTACACGTTTGATTGGAATGACAAGCAAGATTTATATAAAGGCAAAGATTATGGTGTAGTTGCTCAAGAAGTTGAAAAAGTAATGCCTGAGATTGTAGATACTAGATTTAATGGTCACAAAGCTGTTAAATATGAAAAAGTAGTACCTTTACTTATAGAGGCAATAAAAGAATTAAAGGCAGAAATTGAAGAATTAAAAAAAAGTAATTAATGGCTATTAGAATATTAAGCACTGAAAGTGTTGATGGTGCTATAACGGGCAATAATATCAGAACAAATACTGGTAATTTGTTTGTGGGTAATGGTTCCAATACCACTGCTAATATATACGGTTTTGGAGATTCGCTTATGATCCAAGGTGTTTCAGGAGCTACTTATTTACGAGTATCAGGAACTGCAACTTTAGCTGGTACTTTACAAGCTGGTCAATTTATATTAGCAACAGGTTTAGCATACGGAGCTGTTAATAATTATACTCAAATAATTGATGGTTCAACTGGAGCTATAACTGGAACATCTGCAACATTTTCTGGAGATGTAACATTATCAAAAACTGGCTCTACAGGATTAATAATTAGAACAACGGATAATACAGAACCATATTTTGCATTACAAAGAAACAGTGGTTCTAATGGTGTTGGGGTTTTAAGGTTATTAGATGGTGGTGACTTAACATTTGATACAGGTGCAACTGGAGCAGGTCAAACAACGAGGTTAACAATAGATGGATCTAATGGTATTGCAACTTTTAACGCTACTACAAAATCAACAAGATTTACATCAACAACAACCTCTGGATTACATTGGAATAATTATACTGGAAGTAATGGTTGGCAAATAGGTGCAGATAGTACTGCTGCTGGGATGTATATATATAATGAAAATCAAACGTATTGCTTAAAACTAACAGATGCTGGTAATGCGACATTTGCAGGTTCGGTAACTGCAACTCAGTTTATTGGAGATGTTGATATAACTGGTGGTATAGCACGTTTTGATAGCACAACTGCTGGTGTAACTGTAGTTGACTCGCAAGGAGCATATGCAGCTAGTGGTTCAGTGAAACTCTATCAAGCCAAAAGAAGTGGTGGAGCAGTTGCTGGTGATTGGAGTTATGATGATGCAACTACTGATATGTCTTTAGGAACAAACACTAATCATGCATTTGCTCTTAAAACAAATAACACTAGAGCATTAACTATAAATAATTCTCAATATGTAGGAATAGGAACTGATTCGCCTACTTATAATTTAGTTGTTTCAAATGGTGGTGCTGGTGGTATAGAATTTGCAATTAATACAGCTACTGGGTTAAACGAAATGCTATCATATAATCGTTCAACAAGTGCTTTTGATAAGTTAAGAACACAAGCCTTACAATTTGAATGGTATACTGATGCAACGGCAAATGCATTGGTTATACAAAGTGGAGGTAACGTAGGTATCGGAACCGCTTCGCCTACAGCTCAATTAGAAATAACTACAGCAGTAGGTGCTGACGCTATAAGAGCTAACTTTGGACAAAGTGCAGATATATTTATAGGGTTTAATTCATCAAATCCGAGAATATTATTGCAAGATAATAACAACATTGTTACCCACGATTTTTCTTCTAACAATGACAATTATATTCTTGGAAGTGATTTAGGAATAGGAACAACTTCACCAACAAAACAATTACATATAGTAAATAGCTCAGGTGATAATCGAGGTATAATGGTAGAAAATACAGTTGCCGCAAGTTATGCTGAAGTTCAAGTAAAAGCAGCTAGTGAGTATAGAATAGGAACTGGAGGAAGTTCTACTGTTCCAAATGGTGAATTTTATGTATATGATGCTACAGCAGGAGCACATAGATTTGATATAGATTCAGCAGGTAATGTTAGAATAGGAGGAAATACCAGTATAAATGGCGCGTTTGGTGCAAGTAATACAGTAGTATCTATTAAAGGTAGAACTTCGGGAGGTGAAGGTATTTTACAATTAACAGGTTTAGGAAATAATGCTACAGACATTGTAAGTAGAATAGAGTTTCACAGTCAAGCAGAAGCTGATCCTATGTGCTCAATCAGAGCAGTAAGAGGTAATGCAGATGATGTAGGTAGTTTATCTTTTTTAACAAACAATGGTGGATCTCCAAACACCAACATGGTTCTTAAAAACGATGGTAAAGTTGGTATAGGAGAAAATGATCCAAGCTACGAATTAGAAATAGGTGGTACAGCTAATCCAAAAATAGCCATAACATCTAATATTAACAGTGCAACATCTTCATTGTACTTTGGTGATTCAGATGCTAAAGATAGAGGACAAATTCAGTACACTCACTTTGGTGATTTTATGGAATTAAAAGCGGGGGGTGTCACTAGAGTATATATAGAATCAGGTATTAATACAGCTTATACAGCCGATGGTCTATTTAATGCGAATGCTACACCTAGTTATTGGTTACATAACAATGCTCGGTTTACAATAGGTTACATGGATAATGGTAGTGGATTATATTCAGGAGCTTATGCATTTAATGTTAAATCTACTGATGGTATTCCAGTAACAGGAAGAGAGATTGGGGCTATATATGTCAGAGACATTAGCAACAGTAGGATGCCTTTAATAATTAGTAATCAAGGTAGAATTAATATTAATCAAACAAACACAAGTACAAGTTTAGCATCAACAGGGTGGATAGATATTCAAAACGGAACAAGTGCTTACAATTTCTTTAATTATTATACAGGCACAGATGGAACATCAGGATGTGCAAGATATAGAGTAGATAACACTTCTCCTTCGTTTTTTGATTTTTATTACAGCACCACTCAAGTAGGATATATAACAACAAATGGTACCGATATATTTTATGCCAATACATCTGATTATAGATTAAAAGAAGATTTAAAAGATTTCAATGGTATTAGTTTACTAGAACAAATACAAGTTTATGATTTTAAATGGAAGGAAAGTGACAATAGAATGTATGGTGTTGTTGCTCATGAATTACAAGAAATAGTTCCACAAGCAGTTGTAGGAAATAAAGATGAAGATAAATTACAAGCTGTAGATTATAGTAAATTAGTTCCTATATTGATAAAATCAATTCAAGAGCTAGAAGCAAGAGTAAAAGAATTAGAAAATAAATAATATGAGTTTAGTTATAAGTAGTTCACAATATATAAATGGTTTAGATGTATGGAAAGCATCTATAAATCCTTTACCTGCTTTAGACTTTGAAAACTTAAATTATGTAGAAAAAGACACAGGTAGATTTTATTGTACCGATGAAGATGCTATAACAGAAATGACTGCATGTTTTGATACTAGTGTGATTGATACTAAAATAACAGAACCTTATAAAATTTATGTAGAGATACAAAAAAACTTACCTAATTTTGAATTAATACCTCATTTTGATAATGAAAATATGTTAGGGGTAATTATTATAAATTTAATTGATAGTGGCACATCTACCGAATTTTATGATGTTCAAGATGTAAAATTAAAACAAGCACCTACATCTGTTTCAGACGGTATTATGTATTTAAATAATTGGGATTTTAAGCATGGATACAAAAATGAATCAACAAACGATAGGTATATAGCGTTGTGTATAATTAGTAAATAAAAATTATGACATTACCAAGTTCTGGACCATTAGGGGCAAGTGATATTAACTCAGAAGCAGGAAGATCTTCTAGTGCTAATGCACCATTGTCAGGTAGTAGTAGCACTCCACAAAATGGTTCATTAGTTAAGCTATATCAATTCTCTAATGTTAATCAAAATGCACCACACAGTTATTCTGAGTTTTATGGCAAAACATATAGTAGTGGAGCAACATTAACATCATTTTTAAGTGGACCTAGTAATACATCCAGTAGTGATGATGCATGTATTGAATTATCATCTACAGTTACTTATTATCATGATGGAAGTGGCACTTACCCCGCAGTAGGTGATAAAGTATATTCAACTAATGCCACTACCAACCCCTTAAATGGAGGAACAGGAACATGGTGGCCAGCCTTTCCAAGTGGCCCTCAACCAGCGGCTCAAGCATTTAGAATAACAGGGAGTACAGGAACAGTACAGTCAGTGGCTGTATGTCCACCGCCATAAAATTAATTTAGCTATATTTGTATAAAATTATATATTATGGCTACTACATACACATGGACTATTTCTCAAATGGATGCTCACATAGAGTATGAAGGAGAAAACAATGTTATTTATACTGTGCATTGGAGATATAATGCTACTTCCGATAAAAAGGACCCAACTACAGGTGTTAATTATGCCGCTGAGTCAATAGGGGCTCAAACATTTGAATGGAAAAAAGGAGAACCTTTTGTTCCCTATGAAAATACAGAAGCATTTGAAGATGTGGTTATTGGATGGTTAGAAGATGTATTAGATGTTTCTGCAATGCAACAATCTTTAGATAAAAACATAGATTCTCAAATTCATCCAGTAAATGAAGAATTATATTTTACATGGCAAAAGCCAACCCCTCCACCAGTTGAAGAGGAAGAGGAAGAGGTAAGCGAAGAATAATATTATTTTACTATATTTGTTTTTTAAACTTAAATTAAATTAAATAAAATGGCAGAAAACAAAATTACTCCTGAAGAACTGAAAAGACTACAGGACATGAACCAAGAGTTCACAAAAACTAAATTAGCACTCGCTGATTCATTATTACAACAACAACAACTTTTACAGCAAATGGGAGATTTGCGAAGTGCATTTAAAGTTGATGAAAAAAGTTTGATGGAAAAGTATGGGAAAGATGTTGCAATCGATCTTGCTACTGGAGACATTAAAGAAGTTGCAGATAATAATGTAGCAGAAGTAAAAGAAGAAAAGTAATGGCAAGAATAAGTAACACTAGCATATATCCAAATATTGATCCTGTATTATCAGACTATTTTGTGTTAACAGATGCTAATGATGACTTATCTACCAAAACTTGTACTTTAGAAGCTTTAAAGAAATTATATAATGTAGATGTTGTATCCAAATCAGTAACGGTATCATCTACTTATTTAAATGTTTTAGCTACTCAAGATTTTGAATTACTTCCTGCACCTGGTTCTGCATATGTATATGACATACAAAGAATTGTTGTTTTTATGGATCCAGGTTCAATAACATATGACTATGCAGCAGATTTACCCTCTATAGATATGGGATCATTAGCGTTTAGTGATATTCAAATATCTACTATGAACTCTTCAACAGATGTTGTTGAAGTAATTTATACTGGAGGTACTACTAATTTTTTATTACCTATTAATACTGCGGTTGTTTTATCAAAAGCAGGAAGTAATCCAACTCAAGGAAACGGAACATTGTATGTAAATATAACTTACCGCACACTAAAGTTAGACTCAACATTTTAACTCAATGGACATTCGAAAAATCTCTATAGGAGCAGACTACAAGTCTGGGGCTATGCATTATATTGTTGGTCAAGAGGTTTTGAACGGAAAATATCATATACATTTAATTCAACACGACTCTACTTCAAATTCTTTTAAAATATGGATAGAAAGAAATCAAGAGTTAATTATGTGGAAAGAATTTAAAAGCACAATGCCTGTTTCTGTAGAATATAATTTAAATTTTTAATGCAGTCACCTTTTTATTTTATTGTTCGACCTTTTAAAGGTAGAAGATATGATAATATTAAAGATATAGGAGGTGTAGATTTTATAACTAGTGTATCTAAAGAAGATCATACTGTTTCCAATCGACAAGCTGTAGTTGTGTCTTTGCCTATAAATTATAATGGTGATATAAGTGTAGGAGATATATTACTAGTTCATCATAATGTTTTTAAATTTTATTTTGACATGAAGGGAAGAGAAAAAAGTGGCAAAAGTTTTTTTAAAGATGATTTATTTTTTCTTGATAATGATCAGTTTTTTTTATATAATAAAAATGGTAAATGGTATGGTCATGACAAATATTGTTTTGTGAAGCCGATTCCAAAAAAAGATTATTACATTCAAGGAATTAATGTTAAAGAAGAACCTTTACATGGTGTAATAAAATATAATAATAAACAGTTAGAAGAATTAGGTGTAAAAGAAGGAGATAAAATATGTTTTACTCCAGACAGTGAGTATGAGTTTTATGTAGATAATGAAAAATTATATCGTATGTTTACAAACAACATTACAATTAGCTTATAATGGATAGTAAAAAAATTAAAGAAGAAATAATTAAAGCAGGAGAAAAAGCTGTTACACAATTAATTAAAGTAGCAAAAGAGGATATTATTAAATATGACAACGAAGATGAATTGGCGGCTGATAGATTGAAAAATGCAGCAGCTACAAAAAAACTTGCTATCTTTGATGCATTTGAAATATTAAAAAGAATTGAAGAAGAAAAACAGTTATTAGAAGGAAATGATATAGTAAAAAATAATAGACCTAAAGGATTTGCAGAATCAAGATCAAAATAGTTTATACACCAACCTCTACAAAATAGTTCCTAACAATGTTATGGTAACTAAAAATAGAGCACGAACTTGGTTGTATGGTTACAATGTAAAATATGATTTTGTAGTTATTTCTAAAACTGGACAAATAGGGCAAATAATAAATATAAATGGTCTTAATATAGCATTACCTAAACCTCCCGCACATGTGCACGCGCGAGACAAAAAAAAGAGTGAACAGTACTGGGAAGCTCATGAATTACCTAAAGAATTAAAAAAAATACAATCTATATTTCAATGGCATGATACACCACCACAATTTAAAAACAAGTGGGTAGAATATATAGAACAAGAGTTTGATAGAAGAGAAGAAGGTTTTTGGTTTATGAATAATGGAATACCAACTTATATTACTGGTACTCATTACATGTATTTACAATGGACTAAAATAGATGTTGGTCATCCTGATTTTAGAGAGGCCAATAGATTGTTTTATATATTTTGGGAAGCATCTAAAGCTGATAAAAGAAGTTTTGGTATGTGTTATTTAAAAATAAGACGTTCAGGGTTTTCGTTTATGAGCTCTTGTGAAGGTGTTAATACAGCTACTATTACTAAAGATTCACGAATAGGCATACTGTCAAAAACTGGAGCAGATGCAAAAAAAATGTTTACAGACAAGATAGTTCCTATTTCAAATAACTACCCTTTCTTTTTTAAGCCTATACAAGATGGTATGGATAAACCAAAGACTGAATTAGCTTATAGAGTTCCTGCGTCAAAAATTACAAAAAAAAATATGTATGTTATTGATGAAGATGAGTTAGAGGGCTTAGACACCACAATTGACTGGAAAAATACATCTGATAATAGTTATGATGGTGAAAAGTTACAGTTACTTTTACATGATGAAAGTGGTAAATGGGAAAGACCTGAAAACATTCTTAATAACTGGAGAGTAACAAAAACATGTTTAAGGTTAGGTAGTAAGGTTATAGGTAAATGTATGATGGGCTCTACTTCAAATGCACTAGACAAAGGAGGTGCTAATTTTAAATCTCTTTTTGAAGATTCTGATTGTACTAATAGGAACTCTAATGGTCAAACTAAAAGCGGTTTATATAATTTATTTATTCCCATGGAATGGAACATGGAAGGATTTATTGATAGGTATGGTAT